CGTAACTACCAAATTAAAAATGCTATTGAGTGGGAGAGATTTCAAAGTGGAATGTAAATCATGGCAGATCTCGTTATTCAGAAGAAGAACGAAGTTTATTTAAAAGTACAAGCAGAGCCTCATCTCCACAAAGAGGCTGCAGAATATTTTACCTTTGAAATTCCCTCTGCAAAGTACATGCAGAAGACGAGAAGATACAAAGGTTGGGATGGTAAAGTAAGATTATATTCTCCTGCTACTGGGGAAATTTATTGCGGTTTAGTAGATTATCTAACTGACTGGGCAAAGGACCGAGGGTATCAGGTTGAGTATTTGGAATCTGAACATTTTGGACATCCCAAGGATCAGAATGAATTAATAACTCCTCAGTCTGTAGTTGGATTTGTAAAGGCTTTACGTCTTCCTGTAAAGGTTCGGGACTACCAGTACGCAGCAATATACGAGTCCCTACGATACAACAGAGCACTCCTATTGTCGCCAACTGCAAGCGGGAAATCCTTAATGATTTATTCATTGGTTCGGTTGCATGTAAATGTTAAAAGGAATGTACTTATTATAGTACCAACTACATCTCTTGTCGAGCAAATGTATAAAGACTTTAAAGAGTATGGTTGGAACGTAAAAGATCATTGCCATAGAATTTATGGTGGTAAGGAAAAGTATACAGACCACAATGTAGTTATATCAACTTGGCAATCCATTTATAAGGAACCACGTAAATGGTTTGAGAAGTTTGATGTTGTGATTGGTGATGAGGCTCATTTATTTAAAGCTAAATCACTTACTGCAATTATGAATAAACTTCATGGTTGTAAATATCGTATTGGATTTACTGGTACTTTAGATGGCACAGAATGTAATCAATTAGTATTGGAAGGTGTGTTTGGTAAATGCTCTAAGGTTACTAAGACATCTGAGTTAATGGAGAAGGGACATGTTGCTAAGTTGAAGGTAGAAGTTATTGTATTAAAACACGATGAACAGATCTTTGAAGGGTATCAAGATGAAATGGAATATCTTTGCGAACATGAACAACGTAATCATTTTATCCGTAACTTAGCGTGTGACCTTAAAGGAAATACGTTGGTACTATTCAACTATGTGGAGAAGCACGGGCTACCTTTGTATGAGATGATAAATAGTCATACCGACAGACCAGTACATTTAGTTTATGGTGGAGTGGATGTCGATGATCGAGAACATATTAGGAGATTAGTTGAAAATGAAAATGATCAAATTATTGTTGCCAGTTATGGCACTTTCAGTACTGGGATTAACATTAAACGGTTGCACAACCTCGTCTTCGCCTCCCCAAGCAAGTCCAGAATCAGAAATCTCCAATCAATTGGGAGGGTACTTCGACAGTCTAGGGGAAAAGAAGTAGCAACTCTATATGATATAGCTGATGATATTAGTAGAGATAGTGGGAAGAATTATACTCTTCGCCATCTCTTTGAGAGATTAAAAATATATAAAGAAGAAAATTTTAATTATGAAATTGTAGAGATTAAACTCAAAACTCATGGCAATTAACTACGCTAAACATGAAGAAGAATTTTATGGAGTTTTTAAACTCGTCAGTGGAGATGAAGTGCTTGCTAAGGCTGTATTAACAAATGAAAATGAAGAGACTCTATGTTTTCTTCAAGATCCTGTATGCATACAAGTGGTCAATCAGGATATAGGTAAAGGAAAAATGATGAGAGGTATGGGATTTCACAAGTGGATGCAATTATCTGATGAAGATTTTTTTATAGTTAGAGAAAAGGATGTGTTAAGTGTTGCCTCTATGTCTAAAGAAGTTATGTTTATGTATGAAGGATTTTTAGCGAACGAGGAACCACCACATAAAAAAGACGAGCGTACGGCTCGTAGAGAAACAGAATTAAAAAAGACTCAAGGATACATAGGATCCATTAAACAAGCTAGACAAATATTTGAAAAACTATATTACTCATAGTATATCCCTGAACCCTTAACATGGTTAGTCTATATAAATTTGACAACTTTGTCAAGCTCTATTATAATGTAATCATAATCGAACACCGATATGAAAAGAGTTGCTAAGAAGAAAGAACACTATGTTAATAATGCAGACTTCCTAGCTGCCATTGTTAAGTATAAGGATAAGGTTGAGATTGCTGAGAAGCAAGGTCTTCCTAAACCTCGTGTCAATAATTATATTGGGGGATGTTTTTTAAAGATAGCAACACATTTATCTTATAGACCAAACTTTATCAATTACATGTATAAAGATGATATGGTTTGTGATGGTATAGAAAATTGTATACAATACATAGATAATTTTGATCCAGCAAAGAGTAAAAATCCATTTGCATATTTTACACAGATAGTGTATTATGCGTTCCTACGTCGTATTGCTAAAGAGAAACGCCAGATGGACATCAAAGATAAAATTTTAGAGAAGTCTGGATATGAGCATGTATTCTCAACTGATGGTGATACTGGTCAGGATTATCATGGTATAAAAAATCGTGTTGAAATGAATCAGAAGAGATGAAGATCTTACTCATAACAGATCAACACTTTGGTGTTCGTAATGATAATCTTCATTTCGTTGAGCACTATAGGAAGTTCTATAGTAAAATTGTAATACCTTTTCTTAAAGCATCAGGTATTAAAGAGATTATAAATTTAGGTGATACGTTTGATAGACGTAAGTACGTTAACTTTATGTCTCTGGAAGCAGCGAAGGAGATGTGGTTTGACCCTGTTAAAGAATTGGGATGTAAGATGACTGCCTTGGTTGGTAACCATGACATATATTATAAGAACACATTAAGGATTAACTCACCAGATGAGTTACTAGGAGGATACGATATAGATGTTATCACTGAACCTACTACCCGTACTTTTGACGGTACTGACATTCTATTACTTCCTTGGATATGTGATGAGAACTACGACAGAACCTTACGAAGCATCTCAGAAAGTACTGCACCTGTCTGTATGGGCCATCTTGAGCTTAACGGCTTTGAAGCTCATCCAGGTCATGTGATGGATAAGGGTACTGATATGAGTATCTTTAAAAATTTTAAGAAGGTATTCTCAGGACACTATCATACTAAATCTAATAAAGATAATTGCTATTACCTTGGTAACCCCTATCAATTATATTGGAATGACTACGGACAAAAAAGAGGGTTCCATGTCTTTGACACGGAAACTCTACGAACTACTTTTTATAGAAATCCCTTTGACACTTTTCATAAGTTGTATTATAATGGTGGAGTTACTATACCGCCTGAAGAAGAAATTAAAGGAACCTTCGTCAAACTCATAGTAGAAGACAAAGGTGACTACGCTAAGTTCGATTATGTAGTGAGGCAACTTCAAGACATTGGTTTAGCCGACCTTAAGATTGTAGAAGATTTGAGTGTTGATTTAGAAAAGGGTGATTCAGTTATAGAGACTGAGGACACCATGACATTACTAGACAACTACATCGATGAAATAGATCTTAAGGTTGATCGTAATAATATTAAAACTATTATGAGATCATTGTACTTGGAGGCTTCTGAACTTTAATGTTTATTTTAACTGAGAAAGATACTGGTGGTGTTTATGCTCTTCCAAATAAAGAGAACGTTAAAACCGTTCATATGTTTGAGCAAGAGGATGATGCCTTAAGATATCTTGAACAGTTAGAAGCTGTCGATTACAAAAGAACACTAGAACTAATGGAAATAGATGTTGATTCTGTTGCCATTAATTGTGATAAATTTGGATATGCTTATTCAATAGTCACTAAAAATGATTTAATTTTACCTCCAACAATTTCGGAATGATTACATTTGAAAGTATTAAGTGGAAAAACTTTCTTTCCACTGGTGATCAATGGACTGAAATACAATTGAATGATATCTCTTCAACTTTAATTGTTGGAACTAATGGTGCTGGAAAGAGTACCATGTTAGATGCTTTATGTTTTGGTCTTTTCAATAAACCATTTAGAAAAATTAATCGAGGGCAATTAGTTAACAGTATAAATGAAAAAGGTCTAAAAGTTGAAGTATGTTTTTCTATAGGTAAAGATGAGTACAGAGTTTTCCGAGGTGCAAAACCCAATCTCTTTGAGGTTTATAAAAACAATAAGATGGTTGATCAAGAGGCTGCATCTAAAGACACGCAGAAGTATCTGGAACAATCAGTCCTCAAACTTAACTACAAAAGTTTTACCCAAGTCGTCATACTTGGTTCATCCACATTTGTCCCATTCATGCAACTCGGAGCAAGTGTCAGGAGAGAGGTTATCGAAGATCTATTGGACATCCAGATCTTCTCATACATGAATACTCTGTTAAAAGACAGAGTTAAAATTCAAACCTCAAAAAATAAAGACACTATTTATCTAAAAGATATTGCAGAAGAGAGAGTTACGTCACAGGAAAGATTAATTAATTCTTTAAAAGAAGTTAACACAACTAGAAAAGAAGAAAAGAAAGATAAGTATCAAAGTAATGAAACTAAAATACAAGAAAAAAGTAAACAAAAGAAATCAAAGAAACGGAAGTTAAAGAAATTAGAAGATGGTTGTCAGGGGATTGAAACACAACGTACCTTATTACAGGGATTGCGTGATAAACAAACTGAAAACAAAACTGAATTAAAGAGACTTACTAAAGAAATAAAGTTTCTTGAAACTCATGATGAGTGTCCTACATGCACACAAGTAATTGGTGATGTATTTAAAGAAAGTAGAATGAGTTCTTTAACAACAACTGGATCTGGATTAACTAATGATGCTGAAGGTTTAACAAAAGATATTGATGATGCTGTAGATATTATTAATAAGATAGAAAAAATATGTGAGGAAATGTATGATGTTAGAAGTGAAGTGTCATCTTTAGACAGGGATATAGTTAGATTAGAAAAGGAAAATTTAAATATAGATAAAGAATTAGAAAATTTAACTAGTCCTAAGATTGATGAAGAGAATGAGACATTAGATAAATTGAGTGAACAACTCAATCTAATAGAAAATGATTGTGCAAATTCTAGTAAGACATTGGATGAGTATAATGTTATTGGAAAATTATTGAAAGATTCTGGTATTAAGAAACAAATTATAAAAAAATATATTCCTATATTTAATGGACTCATTAATAAATATCTACATACAATGGATTTCTTTGTTAACTTTACATTAGATGAAGAGTTTAATGAAGTAATTAAAAGTAGATTCCGAGATGAGTTTAGTTATGCTTCTTTCTCCGAAGGTGAGAAACAGAAGATTGACTTAGCTCTTCTTTTTACATGGAGAGAAGTTGCACGGATGAAGAACTCT